CGTCCGATGCGTGGTGGTATTCGACTGTAAGGAGTTGGCTATGCTATGCCATGTTTCAAACCTCTTACGGCCTGGCGATCGAGAGAGTTCAATCCGTCCGGCAAGCGGGGTATTACGTTCAACCCGCGTGAAGCGTTCGAGCCGGACGTACCCATTGAGCTACCCTGTGGGCAATGTGTTGGCTGCCGCCTTGAAAGGTCGCGCCAGTGGGCCATACGGTGCATCCATGAGGCGTCGTTACATGAGGAAAACTGTTTTATCACTCTCACGTTCTCCCCCGAACACTTGGAGAAGCGCGAAAATCCCTGGTCATTGAGAAAGAAAGATTTCCAGGACTTTATGAAGCGCACCAGGAAACACTTCGGATCGAAGAAGGTGCGTTTCTTCCACTGCGGAGAATATGGAGAGAAGTATGGACGGCCTCACTATCATGCTTTGCTCTTTGGTGTTGATTTCGATGACAAGCGCCTTCATCGCGTTATCAATGGTCATCGCCTATATGTTTCTCCTACTCTTGAAAAACTGTGGCCTTTTGGATATTCCTCAATCGGAAACGTCACATTTGAATCGGCGGCCTACGTCGCGCGGTACATAATGAAAAAGGTCAATGGTGATTTGGCAGATGAGCACTATACGGTTGTCGATCCGGAAACTGGTGAATTACTTGGGAAGAAGGAACCCGAATATACAACCATGTCCCGGAGACCTGGAATTGCCTCTGCCTGGTTTGATCGGTTTGCTGATGACGTATACCCCTCCGATTTCGTTACAGTCAGAGGAAAAAAGATGAGACCCCCTAAGTTTTATGACCGACTTATGGAGGAAACACGTCCTTATGAAATGGAGGATATTAAAAATCTCCGTGTAGAAAATGCGAAAGCTCATGCAGATAACAACACGCCAGAACGCCTGGCGGTACGCGAAAAAGTTCAGCTTATGAAGCTGGATAAACTACCTCGAAACCTTGATAAGGATTGATCTATGTCTATGCTCAAGCTCTACACCATCCGGGACGTTCGTACCTCTGCACATAACCGCCCGATTGCGTTGCAGAATCGTGCTGTGCTCGAACGTTCTTTGCTAGATGCTCTCCAGGACCCGAGCAGTAATCTTTCGCAGCATCCTGAGGATTATCAGCTATTTTGTGTTGGTGAGTTTGACCAGGATACGGGTGATATTATTGCGTGCCCTCCTGAGTTTCTTTTTAATCTTCAAGACCTGATTAAGGAGTCCGAATAATGTTTGTACCGATTGAAGGGCCTTATTCGCTTATTGAATGGCGTTATGCTTCGCCGTGGCGCTGTTGTATTGAGCTCTCGCCTTGTTATCGGCTGAATCAGCGGCTTCTATCGAGGCCTCCTGAATTTCTGTCCAATCTTCAAGACCTGGTTAAGGAGTCTGAATAATGTTTGG